TATTCGTTGCGCCATTCGCTGACCGGTTCGTTACGCCCGTTCGTCAGGGTAAAATCTGCCATACCCTCGACACGGACTGCAAAATGCTCTTTGTCAATGGTTTCGGTATATTTGACAGGTCTATCATTTATGCCGCGTATATAATATTCCAGTTCGGCGTACTCGATTTCACCTGCATCACTTTTGCGGATAGTCTTGATTTTGGCAGGGTCTACAACCTCCAGCCGAACCTCTTTACGCTGAATATCATCCACAATCTTGATGAAACTATCACCAGCCATTGCCCCATTGCGGACATATAGCGATTTCTTTTGCCCCCACTGACTGGCTATCCACAGCGTGACAATCGCTTCCTGTAACGCTGTGTTTTCGGTTTCAATCTGGATAGACCCCTTTTGGGCATCCTGCGTATCGAGCATCCCGCCGTATACTTTGGAGACATAGCCCTCGCACAGACGTTTCACAGGGTTGTAGACCCCGCGCACATGCTTGTACAGCCGTTCTGTGACCTTCAGGGCTTGCGAATACGTGACAATCGAATGGTAGGCGATATTGTGATAATAGCCGCCAAACACCTCATAGCGATTCAGGCGTGACCAGTAATCATCCCAATTACGCCAGTCCTGCGGGATTAAATCGTTGAGGTTGTAGGTTGAACCGTACGTGAAAATTGCCATTTAGCGTCCAAATAAATCGGGAATTTGAATGGTTTCGGTTTTGGGTTGCGGCATATTCACCCCATGCCAGACCTGTACCACAGGGTCAGCGTAATCGGTGGAGCGTCCAGTGCGTTTCTTAATATCTTCCTTGCTTTCCACGATGATTTTGCCGCCTTGTCGTTTGTAGCGCGGGGCGCGTAAGTCTTGACGTAGTTTGCGGATAGGCGGCAGTGCAATCTCATACCCGCTATTCGGGTCGAGTGCTTCTCTGAAACGCCACCACCATAACGAACGCTGGTTGGCAAAGTGGTACTTGCCGCTTTTATCGGTGGCATTCCCGGCGCTTTCCCCTGCATTCATGGCATGGGTTTCGTGCGTTTTTCGGAGAACATCATACACAGACGAACCGATGCCGATGCTATCAATATACACGGGTGCTGTTTCACCTTGCATTGCCTCAATAATCAGGTCTGCCCCTGTGTCACCATCATAAGCGCCTGTATGCCCTTCAACCTCAAAGTAATCGCCAAACAAGCGGGCAAGCCCGAATTCATCCTTGCCGCCGCGTTTCGGGTCAGCCCCTAAGCCGCGCAGCTTAAGATTGGGTTTGCCGTTTTCGGCATAGCGCTTTTCAGCGAGCAGTAACCATGCTGTCGGGATGACCTGCCAGTCATCATCTTTACGACCAACAGACATATCCCCTGTGAGCAGTTGTGTTCGCAGAGGTTCGGGCAGGGTATTCAGTTGGTCACGGTAGTTGGTGCGTAACAACACAGGATTATCTTCAACCCGTGCATGAAAGAACGTGCGGGATTGCGGGTTGTATTCAGTGCCGTTGATGAGAACAGGGTCGCCGCTATCGACTTCCATATCCATATCGTCTTTGCGGATGAAATAGCGTATGTCACCGTCTTCGGCAGGGTTCGCATGGTCAGGATTAATCCATGCGCCGAAGTATTCAATGAGCCATTCTCCCGTTTCGTCGGGTGGATTGAAGGTCAGGACAACCTGTGTATGTTGATTCGGGTCTTCGGTACGCAACCAGCCCATGAGCATACGGACAACGGTTTCATCGAATTCGCTGGCTTCATCAATGCCGATGAAATCCCGCGCCCGCCCGCGATATTTGCGTAAGTCCCTTATTCGTTCGGCGCTGGTTGCCATACAGAAACCGCCATTCGGCAAGTCCCAACGCCGTTTTTCACCCCGCACAAAGAAGGCCTGTCCATCAAGGATTTCATCACCACGCTCGATAATGTCCTGCAAGTCAGGGTTGTTGAGGCGATAAATCACACCACGCTTGAATTGCGTGAAGGCTTTGCCTAAGAGTAAATCGGTTTTCCCGCCACCTGCGGCCCCGCCGTAGCCAATGACATCGGCTGTGCAATGGTACGCGGCTTCCTGTGGACTATCGTGGAAGGGCTGCCAGTTGAATTCGATTTCGGTTTGCGGGTCAAGAATATCATCCACAAACTCAACAACATCAGCTTCCGCTTGCATCTTGCTTTATTCTGGCTGCCCGTTGGATGATTTCATTGAATACCTGTGCAGGGTCTTTGCCGAGTGCCTCAAGCGCCGCCATTGTTTCGTTCACAAGATTAATATCGAGATTGATGTCAATCTTCTCAGTCCAGCCGCGTTTGCGCCCTTTGGTTTTTAGGTAGTAGATAATCGCGCCAAGATTGCCCTGATTAATTTGCTTCATCAACTGCAATTCAACCATGTCGATTTCCTTACCCTCGTATTCATCCTTTGCCTGTGCAACGGTAGGGTAGGTATCCAGATAGTTGTAAACAGTCGTGTGCGAACAACCAAGCAACTGTGCGGCAATGTACACGCGCCCCTGTGCTTGCTTGAGAGCATCAATCATGTCTTGTGCGGAATAGCGTTGTTTGCTCATTTTTTAGGTGTCAACTTTGTAAAGGTTCGTCAGGCGTGCCATCGTTGCTTTCAGGGTTGCGGGTTGTCTCGTTTGATGAGTTTCATACCGTAATTATTGATACCAGTCGGAATTTCAATGTCATCTCGTTTGATGAGCTTGTTACCCCGAAAACGGGTGTAATCGACTTTGTGATGCCAGCGATTGTATTTCCACTGTATCGTTACCACGTCAGGATGCTGGTCTTGTAGGGATTGCGCGAATTCAAGGCGGTTATCCGTTTGCTTGTAGAGTTCGTCCGTGTTGCCGCCTTTCATCTTCTGAGAAGCAACCTTTTCAGCACGGAACACCATAAATAAAACGGTGCAATCACCGTCTTTTAGAACCCGTAAGGATAAATCGGTGTCCTCGTTGTAGCGTCCTCTCCAGCGATGCACGCAGGCGTTATCTATGAGGATACAAGAATATATGCGCCGATTGATAGCAAACGGTGGGCAACTTTCCTTGCGTGGTCTAAACATCTTATATTCAAACCCCGCCAATCTTACATTCGTATAGCGGTTTACAAAGTCCTCTGCGGCTTTAAAGATTGTGCCGTCGGTAGCTTTCCACCAAACGTTTTGATGCAACCGATAGAACCCACGGATATTGTCATCCAGTATCCAGTGACGCTTTGCACCGATACCGATACTATGTTCCCATACCCAATTACGAGCAGGGATAGAACCTTGCCCTAGATTGCTAAACGGCAGCACAAGAATTTTGTCAGGGTCTACCACGCTCGTATACTGTTCATATTCTTGCGGCTCTATGACAATATGATAGGGAACGTGCATAGTCTCTAACGCCTTAGATGTTAAACGACTTTCCCAACGCCCCTTAGAAATAATATAAACAGGATATTCAGGATTCATCTGCAATAACGATTTCTGATGGGTTACGTTTGACTTGCTGTGGATAATAGATATAAGTAGTCTTATCAGTTATATTCTGCTGTACTAACTGAGCGAATACCTGTAGGTCGGTTTCGGTTTCAAAATGCACTCTTATACTGTGAAAACCATAATTCGTTTCCTGTTCAAACTCCGGCATCCCGTCCCATTCATCCATTGGATTGAAGCTATCGTACAACCCCTGACTACTCGCCATCTCCGCCAACATCGTTTGCAGATTGCCGTTATCCGTGTTGACTTCCTGTAGCAAGGCATCCAGACTTGCACGGTCATAGGTGGCAAGCGATGTAATCCAATCGTATGAGGCAAGAAATAACCTTTCCTCATCTTCGGACAAGTCCACTTCGATAACAGGAATGAGCGCGTTCTCGTCACGGGTGAGCAGTTCTTCGGCTCTGGCGTGTCCATCCAGCATATACCCCGTGCGCGTATTCACGATAACAGGTGCGACCCATCCAAGCGTTGCCAGACTACCCCTTAAAGCCTCGCGCTGGCGCGGCGGGTGCTGCCGTGCATTCAATGGATTGGCAAGCAACTGGTTAACAGGGACTTGCTTGTAAGCTGTAATGCGGTTAGACCACTCGTTATCGCTCATGCCAGTATCCCGCTTGCAGTAAGGTAGGGCAGGTGGGTTGTTATCAACGTGTATTTTATCATATCAAAATAAGTGACATAATAAGAAGTTATGTGAAATAAGCGTGTTTTCAGGCACAATCCGCCATACCCGACACCATCCCCGTCCGCCGCGTGCCAG